AATGCACCGATCGTGCTCCTGGATGAAGCGACGGCTTCTCTTGACGTAGAGAACGAGACTAAGGTGCAAGGCGCGCTGTCACGGCTGCTCTTAGGAAAAACGGTACTGGTCATCGCTCACCGTATGCGCACTGTGGAAGCGGCGGATAAGATCGTTGTTCTTTCGGATGGCAAGGTGGCCGAAGAAGGGAATCCGGCAGAGCTCTTTGCAAAGGAGAACAGTCTTTTCAGACGTATGACGCAGCTGCAGAATGCCAGCGCAGGCTGGAGCATCTGATCCTATGAAAAAAGCGACTCCGGCACATTAACTGACAATAGGCACAATATTATTTTAGAGAAGCGTTTCTTCAGAAGCACTTCTTTTTAACAGGGAGGGATCCGACTGCTGATCGCTCGTAGGATGGCAGAGTCGGGAATGCTATTTTATAAATCAGTCAGTAGCGCCTGGCTGATAAAAACAGCTCCTTTAGAATATCTGGAGAAAGAAAGCTGTACAGTACGATAGCAATCTGATCAGGAATAAATTTGTGCTGGGCAATTGCAGAATTGTGGCTTAGTAAAAATGATCACATGTGGAAGCGTGAAAACGCGCAGCTCACACGAAGTGTGATTTCTGGGTTTGGGAGGTGTTCCCAACGAGCCGGTGCAGAAAAAGGCGTAGATAGCGTTTTGCACCCTGCTTGCCAGGTAGCAAAACCTGTAAGGGTCTGCCCTGCTTGCAAAGTAGCAGACTCTTACGATTCTGCATTGCTTGCAAGTAGTAAATATGGATGGCAATGCACTGCTTGCCAGGTAGTAAAACTATGGTTTGGCAGGACGTTGACGCCTAAAACCGTCAACGTGTTTTTGGCGGCTTGACAGTAAAACTGCATGCTGATAAAATGGCATTGTTCCGAAAAGGAACATATATAGGGAATCAGAAATGTCTGATTCGTTGATCGGTTCCCGTCCCTGAGATTGCCGGGTTCCGATATGGTATCTGTCCGAAAGGATGGATACGGTAAGGCTGCATCAGGGCGGCCGTCGGCAGTTTGATCGCCGGGTTACATAGACACATATCGATTCAGGCGGGCTCTTGAGCTCGTCCGTCGGTGTGCATCTATGTGACCCGGCTTTTTGTTTTTCACCAAAGGCAAAAAACCTCCGGGTTTCCTACTCACAGTTTTCAGGAAAAGACAAAGGAGGTAAAAAGAAATGTCACAGGTATTTCGCGTAGAGCGAACAAAGAATTTCACGGTCATGGCCAATTACCATTTGAAAGATAAGAGGCTATCGCTGAAAGCAAAAGGATTGCTGTCGGTCATGCTGAGTCTTCCGGACGACTGGAATTACAACATGAAAGGTCTTGCCAGACTCAGCAAAGACGGCATTGATTCTGTCCGCAGTACCGTGAACGAGTTGGAACGGTACGGATATGTTACAAGACGCAGGATCCGTACAGAGACCGGCCAGCTGGCAGATACAGAATATCTGGTCAGGGAATGTCCTCCAGATCAGGCGGATGAATTGGAAAAGCCTGCAGAGGAAAATCCGGGATGGGGAAATCAGTTGACAGGCAAAACCAACGACGGATTTCTCTGTACAGGTGAACACAACACAATAAAAGAAAAAGAACAATAAGTACTTATCAATAAAATACCCATTCTATCAATCGATTCATTCGATTCAATATGTAATGTATTAATTGGGTTTGCTGAGTGGATAGGATGTGGATAACTTTCAGACAGGAGGTAAAATGATCCTTTTGATTTACAGGAGGTGCTTATCATGAGCGTTATTGATGGCAGAACTCCCGGTAATGATATCTGGTCGCACTTTGCGGAATTCCTCACAGAACTGATCGCCAGGCATGCAGAGGAACTGGATATCGATTCGTGGCCGGATCCGCAAAAGGTGATCATGTTCCAGGATCTTCGAGACGTGTATCTTCGGTTTATACGGCTTAGCCTGCAGGCAAGAAAAGAAGCTGATGCAAAACTCCCGCTTGAAAACAAAGCGGATGTATGGTATAGTCCGTATATACAGATATCCGACTTTGGGGAGAAAGCATCATGACCATCAGCGAGCGCATGTTTCAGATTATGGAAGAACAGGGAGTCTCTCAGTACAGATTGTCAAAAATGACTGGGATCTCTACCAAAACGATCAGCGATTGGCGAAGCAAGAAGACCAATCCCGGGGCAGAAAAGATCATGGTGATCTGTGAGGCTCTTCAGATCTCCCCTGAAGTGCTCCTGACCGGAAGGGGTCGGACCGAAACGTCCGGCAGCCTTCCCTACATAGAAACGGATCTTGAGAAAGAAGCCGAAGGCCAGCTGTTAGGAAATTTCCGCACTTTCTCAGAGGATAAGAAAAAACGTCTCCTCGCCTATATGAATATGCTGGAAAATACGAAAGAATAGCATTGGGCTGGATACTGGAGAAACGATATGGAGAAAGCAAGAATTAAAGTCTACACATATACCCGGGTATCGACTGCCATGCAGGTCGACGGTTACTCTCTGGACGCGCAGAAAGCCCGTATGAAGGCCTTTGCGGACTTTAATGGCTATGAGATCGTCGGGGAATATGAGGACGCCGGAAAGTCCGGCAGATCTATTGAGGGGCGCGTCCAGTTCAATCAGATGATCGAGGATATCAAGTCGGACAAAGACGGAGTATCCTATGTTCTCGTATTCAAGCTGTCACGCTTCGGGCGAAATGCTGCGGATGTACTCTCCTCCCTGCAGACGATGCAGGATTTCGGCGTCAATCTGATCTGTGTGGAGGATGGCATCGACAGCTCCAAAGATGCCGGTAAACTGATCATTTCGGTATTGTCGGCAGTAGCGGAGATCGAGAAAGACAACATCCGGGTCCAGACCCTGGAAGGCCGGATGCAGAAAGCACGTGAAGGCCGCTGGGTAGGCGGATTTGCCCCTTACGGATACAGACTGGTTAACGGTGCTCTGGAGATCAATGAAGAAGAAGCAGAGGCGATAAGAATCATTTTTGACCGGTATCTCCATACTGATATGGGGTCCAACGGCATTGCTCGTTATCTTGCCAATCAGGGTATTCACAAAATCGAGAGACAGAACGGAAAGAATCCGTATTTTGATGCCGCGCTGATTCGCCGGATCATTCAGAATCCGGTATACTGCGGAAAGATCGCTTACGGGCGGAGAAGGACTGAAAAAGTCCATGGGACCAGGAATGACTACCACCTGGTGGAAAAAGACGATTACATCCTGGTTGACGGCCGCCATGAAGGCATTATTTCAGAAGATGACTGGCAGGCTGCCCAGGTGAAGGTGGAAGCTCAGGCGAAGAAGTACGAGCATGTGAACCGCGGCAAAAATGAGCGGATCCATCTGCTGACCGGAATCGTGAAATGTCCGCTCTGTGGCGCCGGAATGTACGGCAATAAGAGCGTTAAGCATCGCAACGGAAAGAAATATAAGGACTATTATTTCTACGGCTGCAAACACCGTTTATCGACGCGAGGACATAAGTGTGATTATAAGAAGCAGATCAGTGAAGAGGTCCTGGATAATGCGGTAGCTGAAGTCATCACGGCATTGGTCAAGAAGCCTAAATTCGCAGCTTTGATGCAGTCCAAGATCAATATGAAGGTGGATACCGCAGCGATTGATCAGGAGATCGAAAACTACGAAAAAGAGCTGCGCCATTTCTATTCTCTGAAAAGCAAACTGCTGGAAGAGATCGACGGTCTGGATTTCGACGATAAGCATTATTCGCGCCGGAAGTCTGATCTGGAAGACCGCTTGTCCAAAGCCTATGACCGGATCGATGAACTGGAAGAGCTCTTGCTGGATGCCAGGGCAAAGAAGAGGACGATTGAAGCTGAGAAAATTACAGGAGATAACATCTACAAAATCCTGTTTTATTTTGATAAAATGTACGCCGTCATGGACGAGGCTGAGCGAAGACATTTGATGGAGTCCCTGATCGATGAGATCCAGATCTATGAAGAGCGGCAGCCCAACGGACAGTGGCTGAAATCCATCCGTTTTAAACTCCCGATTATCGATCAGGATATGTCACTGAGTTTGGACAATAACTCACATATCGAGACGGTAGTCCAACTTTCCAAGGGAAATATATCGACTCAGAATGTCAGGGTTGAATTCTCTCTCGAAGACATGGATATGTCCGGCTTTCAGCAAGGTGCTACATATGAGCAGATCCAGGAGTGGATACAGGAAAAGTACGGCTTTCATGTGACACACCTGAATATCGCGAAGACAA